ATGTGTCAATTTCATATGGTGGCAATTGTGATGAGGAAATTAAGAAAAAAACATCAATCACAAGCGGGTAAAGAATTAAAGATTATTGTAAAAACGCTAAAAGAAAGCCACAAAAATGAATTTTATTTGAGATTACATCAATGGTATTTAAAACATAAAGCGTTTTTAGATGAACGGTCTGAATATCCCAATGAGAAAGGATATTTTCCTTATAAACACCGTAATGTAAGAGGGGCTTATGCTAGTTTAAAATACTATATGAAATATTTATTCACCTTTGAAGAATATTCTCACTTAAATATAGAAAAAACAACAAATCGGTTGGAAGGGTTATTTAAAGAACTGAAGCAGAAATTATCGGTTCATAATGGATTAACGAAAAAGCATAAGATTATGTTTATAAAGGATTTTTTAAATAAAAAGAGTTGGTAATAATTAGGAAAAATAATTAAACCAAGAGCCTCTCCCACAATTTGTGTAAATACCTGTTTCTGAGATAATACATTCAGACACAGGTATTTTATTATGAACGAAAAACAACTTCACGCCTTGGCAGCGGAATTTGCCAAAAATCTAAAAACACCGGAAGACCTCAATCAATTTTCACGGATGCTCAAGAAAATCACCGTCGAGGCTGCGTTAAATGGTGAACTGACCGACCATCTTGGTTATGAAAAACATCAGCCTAGAAAAGGTAAAAATGCACGTAACGGTTACACATCTAAGACCGTCATTTGTGATGAAGGTGAGATAGAAATTGAGACGCCTCGTGACCGTGACGGCACCTTTGAACCGCAACTTATCAAGAAAAATCAAACCCGCATCACAGGAATGGATGAGCAGATTATTGCCTTATATTCCAAAGGGTTAAGTAATCAGGAAATCGTTGAAATGTTCAAAGAACTCTATGATGCGGATGTGTCAAGCAGCCTGATTTCTCGCGTTACCGACGCCGTGAAAGAACGCGTAATGGAATGGCAAAATCGCCCACTTGATGCGGTTTATCCAATTGTTTACCTAGATTGTATCGTAGTGAAAGTACGCCAAGATGGACGAATTATCAACAAATCCGTGTTTGTTGCCTTGGGTGTGAATCTTGAAGGACATAAAGAGTTATTGGGGCTTTGGATTGCTGAAAATGAAGGTGCGAAGTTCTGGGCGAATGTGCTGACAGAGCTTCAAAATCGAGGCTTAAAAGACATTTTTATTGCCTGTGTAGACGGTTTAAAAGGCTTCCCAGAAGCCATCAATGCAGTCTATCCTAAAACGAAGATTCAGCTTTGCATTGTGCATTTAGTGCGTAACAGCTTGAAATTCGTTTCGTGGAAAGATTACAAAGCCGTCACTGCAGATTTAAAGCAGGTTTATCAAGCCCCTACGGAAGCACAGGCTCGCGAAAATCTGACCGCACTTTCGCAAAAATGGCAGGCAAAATACCCGCTTGTGGCGAAAGGCTGGGAAGATAACTGGGCAAATATTGCCACATTTTTTGATTATCCGGCTGACATTCGTAAAGCGATTTATACCACGAATGCCGTGGAATCGCTTAATAGCGTGATTCGTCGCGTGATTAAAAAACGAAATGTATTCCCGACGGATGATTCCGTTTTCAAAGTGATTTGGCTTGCGATTAAAGATGCACCAAAAAAATGGACAATGCCGATTCAGAACTGGAAACTGGCGATGAATCGATTTATGATTGATTTTGGTGATCGCCTAGACGATCACCATTAAGTTGAAATGGGTGTTTACACAGAATTTGGGATAGGGTCTTTTCTGGGGTGCAAAGCACACCTGAAAGCACGCTCACCCAAAAAGAACAAACCCTACTTGAAGACTACCGAGAAAGCAACGAGCAGGGTAAAGCCGCCATCGAAGAAGCCGCAAGTGCTTTGGCGGCGACGGCGGCACTTACGAATCGTAAAGTAGCGTAGAATTTTTTAACCAACTATAAGGAAACTTGAAAATGATTAACTTTATTCCATTTATTTTATTTATTGCATTATGGATTGTTATTGCAAGATTTTATAAGAATAAAGGCAAAGGAGCATTTGTTCGCCATTTAGCTGGGTTTGCAATTGGTGCGTTAGGATTTGTCATTAGTGTACTAATCATTTCCCCAGCACCAGTACAACCAGAAGAAACCACCAAAGTAGAACAACCAAAAGAACCTATTGCTACGCCACCGAAAGAAGAAATAAAACCAGCTCCAGCAGCAGAAGAAAAAGCCCCTGAAGTAGCAACAAAAGAAGAACCTAACGCAGAAAAACAACCTGCTGAGCCTGAAAAAGTTAATCAAACCTTAGATCTTAACGCCAACCAATTAGCACAACTCATTAACACAGCCCTAACAGAAATTGGTTCGCCTTACCAAATGGCAAAGAAAATAAAAGTAGAAAAAGGGGCGGTAAATGATACAGCAAGCTACCAATTCTCAAAAAATTTCGGAATTGTGATGGCGATCGATAAGAAAACACAAAAAGTGATGAGCATACTCACGATTGTGACACCTAAATCAGAAGGTGGAGATGAAAATATGGTTATGCTGTTCTCAAATGCAGCCGTACTTTCTGCCTTTGAAGGAAAAAATCAACTTAAAACCGTAGGTAAAAAATTTATGGAGATGCTATCTAGCACGATGAATGATTACGGTAAAACCAACAAAGACCAAAAACAAGAATTCATTTTCAACGGTAAAAAATACTCTGTCAGCGTGAGTTCTTATACTGGTGTAATGTCATCTGCAGGGTTTGCTGAATAGGGTTCAATCTATGAAAAAGCTCCTTATTACATTATTGGTGGCAGCGATTGCCACCTTTGCATTCGCTCAAACCTTCACTTGTAGCAAACGCACCTGTAGCCAAATGGACAGCTGCGAAGAAGCTCGTTTTCACCTCACTCAATGCGGTGTCAGTAGCCTCGACCGTGATAAAGACGGTATACCTTGCGAGAGTTTGTGTGGAGGGAAGAAGAAATGATTAGAGATGTTTATGAGTCCGCTAAAACAATCAAAAATGCATTAGAAACTGTTGGTAAATTAAAAGACGATATCGAACATTTAAAAGCAATAGGTGAAACCAGTGCCAAAACACTGGAAGTCACCCAAATTGCTATTCAATTACAAGGTTTGGTTCTCTCTTTGCAAAGCGACTTGCTGACGTTGCAAAGCTCTAAAGCTGATTTGGAAGCAGAGATCAGCCAACTTCGCAAATTTAAAGTAGAGAAAGACCAGTATTCGCCATTTCAATTTTCCACGGGGGCATTCGTTTATCGCTCCAATCAGTGCTTTACCAATGCGAACGGGGAGATTGTGTTTCATTATCTTTGTGCAAATTGCTTCCATCAGGGTAAGAAATCGATCCTTCAACCAAGCCCTATAGAAGGTTATTTTGAAATGCTTTCTTGTCATCATTGCCTCGCTAAAATTCAATATAAGAGAATAGAAATGGAATGTGCGGTTGTCAGACATCGCAGTAGCCGTTGGTCTGATGGTTATTAAAATAACGGTTATTCATACAAAAGTTTCTTAAACTAGTTTAAAATCCATTTAACCCTCTTTTTTATAAACTCCGTTGTGAAGTTAAACCTTTACAACGGAGTTTTTTATGTCCCAAACCGCAACTCTTTCTGATTTTAACAAAGCCTTTGCTCGTGTTATTCAACACGAAGGTGGCTATGTGAATGACCCACGAGATGCAGGCGGTGAAACCAAATTCGGTATCACCATTCACACTGCTCGTGCAAATGGCTATACAGGGTCAATGTTCACAATGACTCGTGATGATGCCAAGCAAATCTATTTAAAAGCCTTTTGGCAACGCTATCGTTGCAATGAATTTCCCCCTGAGCTTGCCTTTCAGTTTTTTGATGCCTGTGTCAATCACGGTTCGGGTAATGCCAGCCGTATGCTACAACGTGCTGTGGGTGTCGTTGATGATGGCATTATTGGCGAGATTACCCTTACGGCAATTCGTAAGCGTTCCACCGTGGAAGTCGTTACCCTTTTCAATGCAGAACGCCTTGAGTTCTACACCAAGCTCAGTGGTTTCCAACATTTTGGCAAGGGCTGGATTCGCCGTATGGCAGGCAATCTGCGTTATATCGCTGATGATGTGGGAGATGAATAATGAAAAAACTCAGCAACAACGCTAAACGCAGTCGTGCAAAAAATGGCGGTCGTTACACTACCGCTGAAGTGATTTTATTAGAACGTGGGTGGTATTGGTAATGGCTAAATTTGCAGAACTCTTTACTAATTCAGACGGTCGCCTTTCGACCACTGGATTTATCCAGTTTTTCGGGGCGTTGTTGATGTCAGCGATTTTGGCTTATTGCGTCTATTTAGATCGCAGTTATGTGCCTGAATTATTTATGACCTTTGCAGTGTTCTGTGGTGGTCAAGTGGCAACGAAAGGGTTTGCGAATGCCTTGAGTAGCAAGCGACAAGGAGAATTTGAATGATGACAGTAAAAATTGTGACCGTAGTGTTATTTCTTGCTGCCTGTGTTTTGTTTTGGCTTTGGCTCAAGGTTGAAAAAGCTGAAGAACGAAATCGGAAACTACAGGCAGAAAACCAACAACAAGCGGTCGAAATTCAGCAAAAAAATGCAGAGGTACAAAATGCAAAAATTCAACAAACGCATCGTGAAAATGTTCAGCGTGTTAGCCCTGATACCGTTGATGAGCAGTTGCACGCACACAACTACTTCCGTGACGACGACAGGTTGCACAGCATTCGGGCTGATTTACCCAAGTCGTCAGGACACGACGGAAACGAAACGCCAAGTACTAGCACACAATCTGACCTATGAAGAAGTCTGTAAGGAGCAGTCTAAATGACAGAGATTCTGGATTTCTTACGCCAACATTTCGCCTTGATTTCTACTGTTATTGGTTTAGTTGGGGCTGGATTTTGGCTAAAAATGGATAGTAAGTATGCCAAAAAATCCGATGTGAATACCCTTGCTGAAAATGTTGAACACTATGACCGTCGTCTAACTCAGCTTGAAACAAAAGTGGATAACTTACCCACCGCTCAAGATGTGGCAAGACTTGAAATTTTAATGACGGAAGTGCGAGGGGAAACGCAAACGGCTAATGCAAAAATGACTTCAATAAATCACCAAGTTGGCTTATTACTTGAAGCTAAAGTATTAAAGGAATGATGTATGCAGACAATTTTAACTAAAGATCAACGCTTAGTGATTTTACGTTCTCTTGCCGAGGCTGGCTATGATGCCAATGAGTCTATTTTAAGTGATTGCCTTGATTTATATGGTCACGATATTAGCCGTGATCTTGTGCGTAATCACCTTGTATGGCTAGAAGAACAAGGGCTTATTCAGCTTGAGCGTTTAAAAGATGGCTATATGGTTGCCAGCATTACGCAACGTGGGTTAGATGTCGCTCAAGGTCGAGTGACGGTTGAAGGGGTAAAACGCCCAAGACCTAAGGTTTAAACGGTTTTTAAAGGATATTTAAGGAGCGTTTAAATGAATGAGAAAACGACCCGTGGGCGTGCGAGTAAAGTTGATTTATTACCGCCGAACATCAAAAGCCAACTGGCAATGATGCTGCGTGACAAGCAATATTCACAAACGCAAATTCTAGAAGAAATTAACGATCTGATTCGTGATTGTGGGCTTGATGAAAGCTATTGTTTAAGTAAAACAGGGCTAAATCGCTATGCCAACCGTATGGAAAAAATGGCAAGTAAAATCCGTAATGCACGAGAAGTGGCAGAAATTTGGACGAAACAATTTGGTGAAGCTCCGCAGTCTGACATTGGGAAAATCGTGATGGAAATGGTGAAGAATATTGCCTTTGAAACGTCCATTAGATTGGGTGAACAAGAAGGTGGTATTGAGCCGAAAGATTTAGCATTGTTATCGTCAGCATTACAACGTTTGGAACAGGCGGAAAGTTTAAGCTATGAGCGTGAACGTAAAATCCGCAAGGAAGTGATTGAACAAGCAGCTAAAGCCGTAGAAGAAAGTGGTACACAGGCAGGACTATCCCTTGAAGATGTGACAAAAATGGTAAAAGCAGTTTATGGCATTGAATAACACCGTTCTCTATGACTATCAAAAGCGATGGTTAAACGATAAAAGCCGTTTCAAAGTAGCAATGTTTGCTCGTCAAACAGGTAAAACATTTACCACTACCCTTGAAATTGTACTGGATTGCTTAGAAGCAGAAGCCAACGGCGAACGTACTCGCTGGGTGATCCTTTCTCGTGGAGAACGCCAAGCGAAAGAAGCGATGAATGAAGGGGTAAAACGCCATCTTGAAGCAATGGGGATTGTTTGCGAAGTATTAGAAGTGCCTTTTAAAGAAGACACTACGATTAATGCCCTAGAAGTGATCTTCCCTAACGGTTCAAAAATCACTGCATTACCAGCCAATCCTGACACGGCTCGTGGTTTCTCAGCAAATGTGTTCTTAGATGAGTTTGGATTCCACCAAGATAGCCGTGAAATTTGGAAAGCCCTATTCCCTGTAATTTCTGCTGGTTGGAAATTGCGAGTTGTTTCTACCCCAAATGGTAAAGGTAACAAGTTCTACGAATTGATGACTGACTTAAATAATAGTGAATGGTCACGCCACTCGGTTGATATTTATCAGGCTGTTGCAGATGGCTTACCACGTAATGTAGAACAGTTAAGAGTGGGCTTAAATGATGAAGATGCGTGGGCTCAAGAGTTTGAGTTGAAATGGTTAGATGAAGCAAGTAGTTGGCTTTCTTATGATTTGATTGATGGTGTTGAGCATTCACACGCAGGATTACCATTCCACTATACAGGTAACCCGTGTTTTGTCGGCGTTGATATTGGGGTGCGAAATGACCTATTTATTATTTGGGTTATTGAACTAGTAGGTGATGTATTCTGGACAAGAGAAATCACCGCTTTAAAACGAGCGAGTTTTGCAACACAAGATGCTGAGCTTGACCGAGTATTTGTAGAATACCGTGTATTGCGTTGTTGTATTGACCAAACAGGCTTAGGGGAGAAACCCGTAGAAGATGCTAAACGCCGTTTCGGTGAATACCGAGTTGAAGGGGTTATTTTCACCCAAACGAATAAAATGATGCTTGCTACCCTTGGAAAAGAAGTATTTGAAGATAAACGACTACGCATTCCGCAGGGAGATAAAGTATTACGAGAAGATTTGCATAAGCTCAAAAAGGTGACTGGAGCTAATGGTCAGCCACGCTTTGTTGCAGAACGAGATAGTCAAGGTCACGCAGATAGAACTTGGGCTTGTTTCTTAGCGTTGTATGCGGCATCTGATGTGAAGCAACCTGTTGCACCACTAGCACGCAAACCACGTCGTAGCCAGCAACTTTCTGAAGGTTATTAGGATATGAAAAATAAAAAAGACTTAATCAGCGAAATTGCCACTCGTGCAAGAAGTTTTGACCATTGGGCAACGGGGTATCATCTGCCGAACCCTGATCCTATTCTCAAAAAAATGGGGAAAGACATTGCTGTTTATCGTGAATTACTATCGGATGGGCAAGTTCGTTCAGGTGTCCGTCGCAGAAAGGCGGCAATTAAAGGCTTAGAGTGGCGAATTACGACCACGAATAATGAAAAAGTTGATGAGCAACTTTATCAAGTATTTAACCGCTTGCCATTAAATAACATCATCACCGAAATGCTAAACGCTTCGCTGTTTGGTTATCAAGTTTCTGAAGTGATTTGGGCGGAGCGTGATGGTTTGATTGTGCCAGCTGAAATTATCGGTAAAAAGCCCGAATGGTTTGTGTTTGATGAAGACAATCAGCTTCGCTTTCGTACCAAGGAGCATTGGATTGATGGGGAGTTACTGCCTGAGCATAAATTCCTTTTAACTACGCAAGAAGCGACCCAAGACAACCCATACGGCTTAGGCGATTTATCGCTGTGCTTTTGGGCGGCAACCTTTAAGAAAGGCGGTTTTAAATATTGGTTAGAGTTTACCGAAAAATACGGCTCGCCGTGGCTTATCGGTAAACACCCTCGCACGACATCAGAGCCTGAAAAAGATCGTTTGGCTGATAGCCTAGAAGCAATGATAGGAACAGCCATTGCAGTTATCCCTGATGATGCCAGCGTGGACATTGTGGAGTCCGCAGGTAAAGGGGCTTCTAGCGACAGTTACGAGAAGTTCTTAGCGTTCTGTAAAGGTGAAATCAATATTGCGTTATTGGGGCAAAACCAAACGACAGAGCAAGAAAGTAATCGTGCATCGGCTACCGCAGGGCTTGAAGTGATTGAAGATATTCGTAACGATGACAAGGCAATGCTTGAAGCCACTTTCAACACCTTGTTGCAATGGATTTGTCACTATAACTTCAATGTCGAGCAGTTGCCTACATTTGAGTTTTTTGAGCAAGAAAGCATAAATACCGAGCAAGTTGAGCGTGATGAGAAGCTACACCGAATGGGTGTGCGGTTTACGAAGCAATACTTTATGCGTGAATATGGCTTTGAAGATGGTGATATTGAGCTACAAGCGGTGAGTTCGACGGTAAATTTTGCAGAACATCACCATCACGAAACAGAAATGGATCGGATTGTCAGCCAAATGGGTGAACTTTCTCAGTATTCATTAAACGCTAATATTGCTCAAGTTAGAGCAAGACTTGATACCGCCGAGAGCCTAGAAGAAGCTCAACAAATTTTAGATGATATTTTGCCCCAGTTAGATTTTAGTGAATATGCACAACTGTTTGCCGAAGGGCTAACCACGGCGACATTGCGTGGTCGCTATGAAGTGAAACAGGAAGCCAAGCGATGAGCATTGTTGCACAACCCTTGCCATTTAGTGAGCAAATTGAATACTTCCGTAAGAAAGTAAATATCCCAACAGCAACCTACCTTGATATTTACGGCGAAGCCCACGACTATGCTTTTGTGGTTGCTGGAGCTCATACACAAGAAATCATCGGCGATTTTCGCCGTGCGATAGATGATGTGATTGATCGTGGTGGCACATTAGAAGAGTTTCGTAAGGTATTCGATGCCATTGCCGACAAACATAGCTGGGAATATAACGGCGGGCGAAATTGGCGTAGCCGTATTATTTATGACACTAATCTTTACGCCAGCTATAACCACGGGCGTTATATGCAACAGCGTGAACTTGCTGATGTAATGCCTTATTGGGAATATGAGCATAATGACTCAGCTCACCCAAGACCGCAACACGTTGCGTGGGACGGCTTAGTATTACGAGCAGATGATCCGTGGTGGGACTACCATTATCCAACCCGTGCATACGGTTGTCATTGTACTGTGCGTGCCTTAGATGATGTCGATCTCAAATATCAAAATAAAACTGTTCAGCAAGCCCCTGAAATTGAATGGGAAGAAAAGGTGATCGGACAGCGTTCAGGCAGTCCGAGAATTGTGCGAGTACCGAAAGGTGTCGATCCGAGTTTTGAACACCCCAAACGCCTTGTGCCTGTGCATAAGGTAGATGAAATTTTAATGCAGAAACTGGTTGAGGCTCCACCGCAGTTTGCCAGTTCTGCGGTGAGTAATGTCTTGAATTATGCCCCAGCGTTAGCCTTATTAAACCGTTCAATGAAAGAGATGGTGGATACGGTTGTCGCAGATAAAATGGCTCGTGGGCAGATGAAATATGTTGGCGTTATTCCCCGTGATGTAGTGAAAAAACTAGAAACGATGGAGCTTGCTCCACAGACCGCCGTGATTGCAGTGCGTGATGACGATATTCTGCACGCCTTGCGTGATGTGAAGCAAAGTAAAGGGATAAACCTACCGCTTGAGTTTTGGCAACAGTTGCCTGAAAAATTGCGTAGTCCGAAAGCGATTTTATTAGATAGTTCTCAAAAACTTAATGCACTGTTATTTGTGTATGACGAAGATGGAGCCAAAATAATCATTTCAATGGACTATAAAGTACAGGTGAAAAACAGTGTTACGAAGAAAAAGGAACGGATTGCACTGAATATGGTGACAACTGGCACAAAAATTAGCAATGCTCGTCAATGGGAAAGTTTGAAAGGCTATGAAGTCTTATGGGGCAATTTAGAATAATCCGCAGGTTTGCCTGATTCGAACAGGATCATACGGTAGTTGCCTAGCGTAACCTTTCCAGTAGGAAACCCCCTGCGGATAACCAAACTATACGCCTAAACTATTTTTTAATCAATAGGAACAATAATGATCCATATTAAACTCGATGCTGACCAAGCTCTCAGAGGCTTACACCGTACAGCCCAAAACTTGCAACAGGGTAAAAAGCTCTTTGGGGTATTAGGTGAAACGTTACGTTCAATTCACAAAGACCGTTTTGAGAAAGAACAGGCTTCACCTGATGGAGAAAAGTGGACACCATTATCGGCAAAATATCAGGCTAAAAAACGAAAGAATGCCGATAAAATTTTAATTCACGATGGCTATTTGAGAAATTTACTCCGCTTTCAAGCGACTAATGAAGGCGTAACCTTTGGAAGTGATCGCAAGTATGCTCGCTTACATCACTTTGGCAGTAATAAAGCCAGTGGCAAAGGTTCAGGTATTCCTGCTCGCCCTTGGCTTGGCGTAAGTAAGAAAAATGAAGGCTACTTGCTGGCAAAAACTGAACATTTTTTACGAAATGTGATTGGTCATAGCTAAATTTCAAAAATAACGCCTAAAACGCCCGATTTAGCGTTTTATTCTTTTTTCAATAAATGATAGCTCGATACAAATTTAAGGCGTTTATAAACACCTGTAAACGCCTTAAATCGCATATTACACTTCTCTTACTTGTCTATTTTATTTTTGCATTCCTTAAACTAGTTTAAAAGCCGAAAACACGCTCTTTTTTCATAATGCTTATCGAAACGGAGGCATTATGAATCTAATCGAAATCTTCAAAGCTGGCACTCGTAAAGATGCCAATGGCACAGAAGTCACTATTACTGTTGCCGACCTAAAACAAGCCGTAGAAAGCTATAACGTGGAATTTCACGAAGCCCCTGCGGTGATTGGTCACCCTGAACATAACCGCCCTGCGTATGCGTGGGTAAAACGTCTAGAACTGGAAGGCGATATTCTCAAAGCGGAACTTGACCAAATCGATCCTGAATTTGCCGAGATGGTGGATAAAGGGCGGTTTAAGAAAGTGTCTGCTTCATTCTATCTCGCCAATAGTCCGAATAATCCTAAACAAGGCTCGCTCTATTTACGCCACGTTGGTTTTTTAGGGGCGATGCCACCTGCAGTAAAAGGACTTCGTAACCCTGATTTTGCCGAAGGCGAAGAAGGTGTAGTGGATTTTTCAGACTGGACGGAAGCATCTCTATGGCGACGTTTGCGTGATTGGATTATTGGCAAGCACGGTCAGGAAGAAGCCGATAAAGCCCTGCCTGATTATTTGGTATCCAGCATTCAAGAAGATGCTGTGCGTGAAGATATGAAACGCTTTTATCAAGTCCCTGAGTCTAACCCTATTTTTAATGAACCAAAGAAACCTGAAGGAGAACGTCAAATGTCAATGACACCCGAAGAAATTGCAGCAATGCAAGACGAAAATGCCCAGCTAAAAGCTGAAAAAGCTCAAGCTGAAGCAGATAAAGTTGCCGAAAAACTGGAAGCAACCAAGGCGGACAATGCGTCCTTTTGTGAAAACTTAGTCACTCAAGGCAAACTTGCCCCTGTTGCAAAAGACGCTGCTCTTGCCTTGCTTAACTGTTCGGCAACGATGGCAAGCGGTCAAGTCGTGAATTTTAACGAAGGGGAATCTATTCACAGCTTAACCAAAAAGTTCTTAGAAACCCAACCGCAAGTGGTGCAGTTTGGTGAAGTGGCGACGAAAGAGAGAGCTTATGACGGTGAGCCTGATACCGTCAGTTATGCTGAAGGAACTGATCCAAATTCCATTGAAGCAGACCAGAAAATTCGTGCTTACGCCAAAGAAAAAGGGGTGAGTTACACCGAAGCATTTAACGCTATTTACAAATAAGGAGCCGAAATGACTACTCATAATTTACAAAAACTCCGTGTGCAAGACCCTGTTTTAACAGAACTCGCACAAGGCTATCACAACAACGAACTTGTTGGCGAAACCTTAATGCCAACAGTAGAGATCGAAAAAGAAGCAGGAAAAATTCCCAAATTTGGTCGCCTTGCTTTCCGTTTACCTACCACCGTGCGTAGTTTGCGTGGCACATCTAACCGCTTAGATCCTGAAGATATTACAGCGATTGATGTTTCACTCGAAGAACACGATGTGGAATATGCCATTGACTATCGTGAAGAAAATGAAGCGATTTTCTCTCTCCGTCAATTTGCCTTAAATACAACGCAAGATGTGATTGCTTTAGGTCGTGAGAAAGAAGTGGCAACGCTTGCTTTAAATGAAAGTAAATACGATACCGCAAACAAAATTGCATTAAGTGGTACATCAAAATTCACCCATAAAGATGCTGATATTTTTGGCATTTTTGATACAGGTATTCGAGCGATTAAACGCTCTATTGGGCGTAAGCCAAATGTTTGTGTGATTGCAGGTGATGTTTGGGCTGCACTTAAAGAGCATCCAAAAGTAATTGAAAAATTGAAATATTCACAAGTTGCTATCGTGACACCTGAAGTGTTTGCGAAATTGATTGGTATTGATACCGTCAAAATTGGTGAAGCAGTCTACGAGCACGAAAGCCAACTCAAAGACATTTGGTCTGATGCGGTTGTTTTAGCTTATGTTGCCCCACGCTCAGCACAAGGTAAAGGTACAGTTTATGAGCCATCTTATGGCTACACCGTCCGCCGTAACAAGGGTTTATTTGTCGATACATATAAAGAAAACGGTGGCAAGATTGAAGTAGTTCGTACCACCGATATTCACAAACCACATTTAGTAGGGGCTTCTGCAGGCTACTTAATTTCAAAATGTATCTCAGCCTAAGTGATGGGGAATTTCCCCATCATACTCTGAAATACCATTACACATAGGGAAACAAACAATGAAAGCCAAAGTAAAACATACTGCATTGTTACATAACGGTAAACGTTATGAAGTAGGTGATGATATTGAGCTGACCGAACAGGAAGCTAAGGGTTTAGCTTATTACCTTGAATTAATAGATAGTAAAGCTGAAGAAAACAACGTAGAAACCACTAAGGTGGAAGATACAGCAAAGGCTGATGAAGCTACAAAAGTACAAGCTGAAGCTACCGCTATTGCCGATGAGTTAGATGCTAAAGAAGCGGAAGCTACGGAAAAAGCGACTAAAGAAAAGGCAAAAAATAATGTACATCACCGCTGATGAGTTAATTGGCTCTTTTAGTAAGCAGATCTTAGTTCAGCTCAGTAATGACGACCACAGAGCGACGGACGTGAATATGGCTGTGGTGGAACAGGCAATTCAAACGGCTTGTGAACGTATTGATGCGTCACTGCGTAGCCGTTATGCCTTACCCCTTACTCAAGTGCCAACAATGATTAACTCGCACGCCTTGTACCTTGCTCGTCACTGGCTTTACACTCGCCGTGCAGAAATGAAAATGCCTGAAACGGTGAAGGACACCTACGCTCAAGTGATTAAAGAGCTAGATGCCATTGCTAAAGGTACGTTACATCTTGGTTTAGCCAATGCAGAAGATGTGAGTGAAACAGGCGATTTATTGCCTGACGTGGGCGAATATGCGGTGCGAGCCAAACAACAAATAGACACAGGGGGTTACTAATGTCTGCCACCTTGCCGATTTTGACCGAGTTTGAAACTCGCTTGAAAACGCAGTTTCCCGATTGGGATATTCAGCTAATGCCTGATGACCCTAGCCACTATTTTCTGTCGCACCCAAACGGTGCGGTCTTGATTAGTTATGCTGGGTCAAAATTTAGCGAGCCACGCTCTACGTCGGTAATTACGCAAACTCGCAAGGTGCATATTGTCTTTACGGTGTTAAGTCGCAACTTGCATAACGACTTTGGTGCTTTGCAGTTTTTAGATGAGTTACGGCTTTCCGTAGTTGGCTTTCAACCGATAGACTGTACGCCAAGCTGGTTAGTTGAAGAACAGTTTGATGAGCAAGATAGCGGTGTGTGGATTTACCAGCTGGTTTTAGCCACAGAAACGTTGCAAATTCAACGGCTACAAGCGGTCGATTTAGAGCCGAAATTTACCACGTTTATTGCTAGATAAGAGCATCAGCCCCTTGATGCCCGTTTAAAACCCAAATCATAGGAGAATATTATGTCTCAATTCCATCACGGTACAGAAACCAAACGAGTTAAAGGCGGTTCTGTGCCTGTTCATACCGTCGATGGTGCTATTATCGGCATCATCGGCACTGCCCCTGTTGGTGCAGTGAATGAGCTGAAATTGTGTATGACCAAAAAGGATTTTGCACAATTCGGCAATGTGTTAGATCGTGGCTATACCTTGCCAGATGCCTTAGATATTATTAGCCGTTATCAAGCAGGGCAAGTTTATGTGGTCAATGTGTTAGACCCAGCCAAACACCGCACGACGGTTTCAAGTGAAAATTTAACCTTAGATAAAGACCGCCTAACCGCAACCTTAGCATACGCTGGAGTGATTGAATTAAGTCTTAGTCATAGTTCAGGCTCGCTGACAAGTGGGCAAGATTACACCGCCGATTTATTGACAGGTGAAATCAAGTTTCATCGTATGTTAGAAAATGTGACTGCGACTTATACCTATGCAGACCCAACTAAAGTCACGGAAGCGGATATTAAAGGTGCGATTGATACAGGCACAGGCAAACGTACAGGCTTTGAAATGTTGCGTGCTGGTTTTAACTTGTTTGGTAGTGATGCCAAGATTTTACTCTGCCCACACTACGACACTCAAGCAACAATGGCAACGGCACTAGAAACCCTAGCAAGCCAACTCAATGCGATTGCTTATATCCAAGCTCCACAAGGCACAACCCTTGCAAAAGCCTTAGCAGGACGTGGCACGGAAGGGCAAATTAACTTCAAGACTTCAAGTGACCGTACACATTTATTCTTCCCACACGTTGTGGGAGAGCGTAATACTCTTGAAAGCCTTGCGACCCACGCTGCAGGTTTGCGTATGCGAACGGACGTTGATTTTGGCTATTGGTTCTCAACGTCTAACCGTCAATTAAAAGGTGTGATTGGAGTGGAAATTCCGCTGACCGCTCGTGTTGATGATATTCAATCAGAAACCAACCGCTTGAACGCAGTGGGTATTACGACGGTATTTAACAGCTATGGTACAGGCTTCCGCTTGTGGGGTAACCGCTTAGCGAATTACCCAACGGAAACCCATATTGTCAATTTTGAAGTGGTACAACGTACCGCAGACTTAATTGATGAATCTCTTCGTCGTGTAGAGTTGCAATTTATTGACTTGCCGATTGATGATGCTTTGCTAGATGCATTGCTAGGCACGATTGAAACCTATATGGGTACATTGCGTTCTATTGTTGGTTTTGAAGTCTGGCTTGATCCTGATGCGGATTTGGTTGATGCCTTTAGTAAAGGCAATGTGCCGATTAAATATAAGTTCACGCCAAAAATCCCAGCGGAACGCATCACGAATACGTCCGAAGTCACTCGTGAGTTCTTAATTAATTTAACCAGTCGTGGAGGTAATTAATGAGTGTGGTCATTAACCAAGTGGCAAATGCCAATGTCTATATCAACGGCAATAGCTTTTTAGGTCGAGCAAAATCCATTAAAACACCGGAGTTTGAAGTGGAGTTTGCTGAGCACGATAACCTTGGCTTAATTGGCAAATTGAAACTGCCGAATAAAGTCAATGCGTTGGAAGGGGAAATTGTTTGGGACGGCTTTTATCTGGAAGTGGTTGCTTTGGCTTACAATCCATTTAAAGCACACCAGTTAATGGTGCGTGCCAATGTACAAGCGTTTAACTCAATAGGTATGGCAACCGAAGTGCCGCTTGTGATGACAATGACGGTGGCATTCAGTAAAGTGAACGTGGGCGAATATAAAAAAGAGCCGACCGAATATGCGATGACTTACCAAATCAATAACATCAAGCAAGTGATTGATGGCAAAGAAGTGCTGTACTACGATGCCTATAGCAACAAATATAATGTTGCAGGGCAAGATATTTTACAGAAATACCGCACTAACATCGGGCAGTAAATCTTTAAAGTAGTTTAAAATCAACCCGTAGCCAAAAACCGTAAACTCCTTAGTGAAGTTAAACAATACCACTAAGGAGTTTTTTATGCCCAAATCAAATGAAGCAGTGACTACACTTAAAAATTTGCGTGTTTATACCACTCACAAATTGAAATATCCAATCACTAAGCCGGATGGTGAAGTACTGAATGAAATCAACCTACGCCGTATCAAAGGCTCAGATTTAGAAGCTTTTGAAAATAAGAATTTCAATCCGGAAACAGACGACTACAAAATGGTGCGCTTTTATTTAAACCGCCTGTCGAATTGGGTATATGAAGACATTGATGAGCTTGATGCGGCAGATTTTAATGCGCTATCTACCCTGATTATTGAATTGGTTACTGAGGGAAAGCCCAAAAAACCAGTGAATTAAGTGAAGTTTTTGCGGATCTCGCTTGGTGGTTTGGTTGGTCACCAAGCGATTTAATGGAGATGGATTTAGTCGATATTCCCAAATGGGTTGAACAGATGAAAAGGCAAGTTAAAGCAGGCTATGCTCGGGTTTTATAACGTGTGATTGTGGTCAGTAATTCGAGTAGTCCACCGATGATCAGACCTATAAAACCGCTCGCTAAAACGACAGCAAATGCCCCAATCACTAAGACAATCAGGTAAAAAATGTCGTAATGATGAATTGATTTAACGACCAATTCCCCCAAAGCCCACTATAAAAGTCGGCTGCCAACCAGATGGCGAAGCAAATCAGTGAAACTACCATAACGACACGTTGGACTGTTTCAGTAATGTTTGATTCGCCAGTCATATTACGCAGTTTCATTTCTAATCTCCTCTCTCAATGTGTTCTATTTTTATCACAGGATAACTTAAATGGCAAATGAATTAGCAATTGGTTTGGTTATTGGGGCTGCCCTTAAAGGTAGCTTTATTGCAGCATTTGGCAAAGCGCGAAAAACCATTGATGAACTGGGTAATGGTTTGGGCAAGGCTATGCAAACTCAAGAAAAATTAAGCTCAAAAATTGCCAAGTCGCAAGAAAAACAAATTGCTTTACAACAGAAAATATCCAAGGCCTACCTAACAGGTGATGAAAATGTTGCCAAGTTGGTGCGCCGTTATGAGAAAGTGCAAGCCAGCATTAGTAAAGCCGTTGAAAAACAACAGCTTTTTACTAAAGCTATTAAGCGCTCGGAAGCCGCACAACAAACACTCTCAAAAGCAGTTGAACGACAAGAACAGCGCAAAGCCCATAGAGATGAACTGAAAGGCAAAATTTTTAATTCCACTGCGGCAACCGCTGCAGTGGCAATGCCTGTTTGGTCATCGGTAAAAACATTTATTGAACAAGAAGAGTCAGCCAATAATCTTAAAATTGCAATGATGAAAGCCGATGGGACTATCGGTAAATTCAATGAAATAGGCAAAATTGCGGGTGAATTAGGAAAAGATCTGCCGGGAACGAGAAAAGATTTCTATCAACTCGCTGAGGCTCTAAAAAAAACAAGGTATTTCTGATGATGTTTTAGTCGGTGGTGCACTTAAAACATCCGCGGAATTAAACATTTTATTGGATATTAAAGATCATTATGCCGGTGGTGAATTTCTTGCAAAATTTATAGAGTCTCACGGGTTAAGTGAAAAAGAATTACCAAAGGCAGCTGATTATTTGCAACGAGCTATGTTTGCTTCAGGGCTAAGAAAAGAGCAAGTCTATGAGTCAATGAAATACTACGCCCCGAAAGTCAATTCACTCGGATTAACTGGAGCAGAAAACACAGAAAAAATTCTTGCTATTGAAGGTATGGCAGGCGTTCAAGGGCTTGAGGGTTCGACCTTTGGTACGGGATTTAATATGATGCTTTCTCGGATGAATAAAGGGCCGAAGATGATGCGAGCCGCAACCAAAGGAATGAAAGCCGAAGCTCAGGATATGGTAAAAGCGGCTGGGGTGAGTTTTGAGTTCTGGGATAAAAAAGGCAAGTTTAAAGGCATTGATGCAATGCTCACTGAAATGGAAAAGTTCGAGAAAATTCGAGCTAAATTTGGTGATGAAGGTGTTGGTTTAGTTGCAGAAGAGTTGTTCGGTATCGAAGGCGGTCGTCTTGCAGATATTTTGGCTAAAAAAGGGAAAAAAGGTTTAGAGGAAATGCTCACCAAGATGCGTGAGCAAGCAAGTTTACAAGATCGTATTGCTGAAAAAAAACGAAAACTCTTGGTGCTGCTTTGGAAGCTCTTGGCGGTGTTTGGGATAGTGCTGTCGGCACATTTGGATCTGCCTTTGCCGATGATATTAAACAGTTTGCCAGTATCGCGCAGGACTTTATTGAAAATAGCCTTACGCCTTGGCTTGAGAAAAATAAACAATTGGTCAAATGGGCAATTGGACTTGCCGCGGGTATGACCACACTGAGTACGGGTATTTATATTGCCAAATTTGCCTTCAGTGGATTAGCGACTGTTGCATCAGGTATGTTGATGCCAATCCGTCTTTTTAAGGCAACAAAAGCGCTTGCCGAGTTAGACAAACTAAATGGTAAAGCAACCGTATTTGACAAAATAGTCAAAGGGTTGGGGAAAACACAACTTGCCACAGCATTTGCCGCTGGCGGATATAAATCCTTTGCTAAAACGGTGATAACCGCAGGAAGAGCAATGCTATTTAGCCCTGTAGGCGCGGTGATTTCTGCAATCGCCGTAGGTGGCTTAGTTATCTATAAATTTTGGCAACCCCTTAAAGCCTTCTTTAGTGGTTTTATTGATGGTGTATCGCAAGGTCTAGCCCCTTTAAAACCAACGATTGAAAGTATAGGTTCGGCTTTTTCATCTATTTGGAATGGCTTAAGTCCGATTGTTTCGCCTGTTTTAGACTTTTTCCGCAACTTATTTTCACTTGAACAAGTTGCAGAAGGTGGGGCAAGAAGCGTTGGGGAAGCTGTGGGGGTATTTATTGGTAATGCTATTTCAACCGTCGCCAATTTGATCTCAACCGCTTGGGGTTCTGTGACTACATTCTTTAGTAATTTATGGACAACATTATCAACTTCAGTAACCCAATTTATTAGCACAATAGGTCAGACAATCCTGAATTTTAATCCATTGGCACTCTTCCAGACTGCATTCTCAACAGTGCTGTCTTGGTTTAGCATTGATTTACCGATGCAGTTTAGCAATTTTGGTAAAAATATTATTGACGGGCTTGTTGGTGGTATCAGCAATGCGTGGAATTTAGCCAAAGAAAAAGTCAGTGAATTAGGTAGTGGCATTAAAGGTTGGTTTGCCGAAAAATTAGGGATCCATTCCCCTAGCCGTGTATTTAAAGGCTACGGTGTCAATGTAGTGGAAGGCTTAGTGATTGGTATGGATAAGGCTCAACCCCTTGCGACTGAAGCCAGTCAACATCTTTCAAATGCAGTGACATTTGAACCTGTTTTAAATACGGTTGAAACGATATTTAAACCAACCTTAATCAAGGAAAAAGGCTTCTTTGGTAGTTTATGGGACGATATTCAATTCGGGGCGAATATGGTCGGCAATCTATTGGGCTTAAATCAACCTACGGATTTACGCACGCCGTCCTTTAATCCCCAAGCAAAAGACGGCGGTTTGTTTGCGGATTATCAACCCTTAAACAGAAATGAAGTCTCCAATACAGCAACAACCCATAATCAAGGGATTACGGTGCATTTTAGCCCTAATATCACGATCTCAGGTTCAGCCCCTGCCCCTGATTTAAAAGAACAGTTATTGCAAGCGTTAAATGACCCTGCAATGTTATACGGTTTGGAGCAACTGCTTAATCGAGTAAACGACCAATTTGGACGGAGAGCTTACTAATGGCAAATTACGCATTACTTGGCAATATTGCCTTTGATTTATTAACTGCCCCTTCAGCCTTTGATGAACGTCGTTCGGCAACCTTTGCAGAACACGCTGTGTTATCAGGTAAGCCGAAACTGCAGGCAATGGGCGATAATCTTACCGATATTACCTTGCAACTGAAGTTACATCATCAGCTTGCCCCTGTGGAACAACGCTATCAAGCGTTAGTTACTGCAAAAGAGAAACAGGAAGCCCTAGCCCTTGTGTTAGGTTTTTCACGGTTTAAGGGGCATTTTGTGATTACAGATTTGAGTAGTTCTGTCTTATTCAGTGATGCTAAAGGCAATGCCCTTGCCCGTGAAGTGTCTGTGAGCTTGCGTGAATTTGTTGGTAATACCAGTCAGGGCTTGTTGGGTTCTGCGTTGTCGATTGGTGGATTATCTCCCCTTGCTTCAATTTTGCCGAAAGACCTAACCCAATTTGTCAGTAAAACGGCTCAGTTAGTCAATAAAGGGGTGCAAGTGTATCGCCACGCACGGCAGACGATTGATGATGTCCGCAATACGGTAGCCGTTGTGCGTGCTTTGGCTCATAACCCTTTAGAAGCCTTAACACAACTGCCGACTTTATTGGGTAGCTTAGGAGCATCTACTCAAGGTTTGGCTGAGATGGTGGGGCTTGGTCATAGCTTTGGCATTCTTACACAAGGGATAACAGGGGCTATGCCGTTTTTAAATGGTTTGGTGGAACTGAGTGAGACCTTGCGTACCGCTCAAACTGAATTTGGTCGTGGTTTGGGGCAGAATAATTTGGGTGCGTGGTTTGATCTGGGTGTGAAGGCAATTGATGAAGCCGATGAAATTGCTCAATCAATGGCAAAACCTACAGCACATCTAACCGCTTGGATTGCTTTACGCAGTGATACACCTGAGCCGAAGGAGAATGTTGATGAGTAGCGTAATTGAACATCAAATTAAGGCAGGCGAACGTTGGGATTTGCTGGCTTATCGCTATTACGGTGATGTGGGTGAAATAAGCCGTTTAATCGATGCTAATCCCCATATTCCGTTTTGTGAAGTGTTACCGATGGGACAGACGTTGTTTGTGCCTGTGATTGCGGTTAAAGCCACGTCGCAGGCAGATCTTCCGCCTTGGATGCAGGAGTAAGCAATGCAAGTACAAACGCCCACCTTTGAGCTGTTTTACGGCAAAACGGTCATTACACATAACATCAAGCCCCATTTGATTAGTCTAACTTATACGGATTATTTAAGTGACCAATCTGATGAGCTACAAGTCACCTTTGAAGATATTGAGCAGAAATGGATTGGCTCTTGGTTTCCGACCCAAGGCGATGAACTGAAATTGCATTTAGGGTATTTGGGTGAGTCATTAGTCAATTTAGGTTCATTTGAGTTAGACGAAATTGATTGGTCAAAAGTCAAAGGCAGTGGTTCGGTGGTGACTCTACGAGCCTTGGCGACAGGGATTAGTAAATCTAATCGTACATTAAAACCAAGAGCCTATGAGAATACTACCCTTGCGGACATTGTGCGAAAAGTAGCAAAAAATTTGAAACTCGATGTTACAGGAACAGTCGCCAATATCCCAATAAAACGGGTCACTCAGTATCAAGAACGAGATGTAGAGTTTTTAACTCGCCTTGCCCACGAATACCATCACAGTTTTAAGATTGTGGGTAAAACCTTAGTGTTCACCACAATGGAGAGCCTTGAAAATCGTCCACCTGTGACGGTATTGGATTTTTCACAAGTGCTGTCGCTACGGCTTCGAGATCGTATTAAAGATGCGGTGCAGAAGGTTGAAGCGGTAGGACTGAATGCCGATAGTAAAAAAACGGTGAAATCCGAAAAAAGCAGTAAGCCTAAACGCCCTACGAAAAAGCAATCTAAAGCCAGTAATGCTGACACCCTGAAAATTGTGACTCGTGGTGAAAGTCAAGAGCAGATAAAAGCTCGTGCAGATGCAGCTCTTGCTGAACAGAATGATGACCAACAGGCAGGCAATATTCAGGTGATTGGCAATCCTAAGTTAGTCGCAGGTAATACGGTGTTATTGACAGGTTTTGGTATGTTTAGTGGCAAATACTTGATTAAATCCGCTCGTCATAGTTACACAAAAAGTCAGGGATATGTGACTGATCTTGATGTTCGAATGTTGGAATTTATTGAAGATTTACCGACCGCAAGCGGTCTGATTTAACAGGAATTTTGCAAATGAAGAAAGCTGTCGTTACCCATAACTTTGGGGCAACCTATCAAGAAGGTTTTGTCAGTCAAGTCGATCCGAAAAATCACCGTGTCAAAGTCAAAATCCCAACGCTAGAAGATTTTGAAACAGCGTGGTTGCCATTTTTTACTATCAATGCAGGCGGTAATCAGTTTTACGGTTTGCCCGATGTGGGCGAGTTGGTGGCAATGATTTTAGATGCAAGGGGTGAAGGTGGGTATGTGCTTGGGTCGATTTATAATAGTGAAGATCCAACACCTGTTACAGATAGTGAAATGTGGTTACATAAATTCAAAAATGGCACGGAAATTTCCCACAATCGTAAAACAGGCGATGTGATAGTCAAAACCAGTGGTACAGTCACCGTCACCGCAGCTCAAGCGGTGGTGAATGCTCCGACTGAAATCAACGGTGATACAGTTATCAATGGCAGTTTGCACGCCACAGGTGCTATTACCTCTGCGACCGAAGTTTCTGCACCAAGTGTAAAACAAGGCTCTGTTTCTCTGGGTTCTCACGTTCATACTGGGGTGGAAAGTGGTAATAAAACATCAGGTACACCCAAAGCCTAGTCAATCTTTAAAGTAGTTTAAAAGCCCATCTTCATCATAGCCGTTACACTCACGGCTATGAATACACATACACTTCAACATACACATTGGCAAATTGCCCCTGAAGGCGTTGAGAGCATTCAGGGGGAAGGTGATTTACACCAGTGCATTATTAACATCCTTTCTACTCGTAAAGGAAGCGATGTATTGCGCCCTGATTTTGGCTCAAATCATTTTGAATATATTGATCAGCCCTTCGATATTGCTGTACCAAATATGGTTCGGGAAATTTTTGTGGCGATTGATAAATGGGAAAAACGCGTGGTAGTACAAGAAGTGCAAATTAGTGGTGAAGCACCGCATTTTTTCTTTAATGTGAAATGGTGTGTTGCTGAAGATATTGAACGTCAAATTTATGCAACGGAGTTTGATTATGGAAATAAATAGTCGTTATGACATTACCGTTGTGCCTGAAGATGTTAAACAGATTCTTGCCGAGACTATCGCAAAATATGAACAAGATACAGGCAAGGTATTACAACCTGCTCATATTGAACGCTTGATTATCAACGTTTATGCCTTTCGTGAAATGTTGGTGCGTAAAGGGATTAACGAAGCATTTCGTCAAACCTTTCCGCAAACGGCAACGGGGATTGCGTTGGATTTGTGTGGTGAAACATTAGGTTGTCATCGCTTAAAAGACAAATCGGCTCGTTGTGTTCTGCGATTTAGTGTACAAGGTGAACACTCGTCTATTTTAATTCCTAAAGGGACTCAAGTTGCTATTACTGATGATCTGTATTTTATTACGCTAAATGATGATGTGATTACACCTTTGATTTCTTACGTTGAAATTGAAGCAGAATGTAATAAGAAAGGGCTGATTGGTAATGAATGGGAAATTGGTCGGATTAAAAATCTCAGAACATCACTTAATACGACCGCCACACTTGAAGTCACTAATATTGATAGACCTAGTGGTGGTTTAGTTGAAGAAAACGACGATGACTACCGCAAGCGGATTCTTGCAGCACCTGAAGCATTTAGTTCTTGTGGCTCTATTGCTGCTTATGACTACCATGTTAGAGCGGTGTCGCAAGATATTGCCGATGTCAATATTGCCACCCCTAAAGGTGGGCTTGTTCGTATCACGGTATTAACTAAAACAGGCTTACCCGATACACGTTTATTAAACGACATTAAAAAATATGTTAGTGCAGAGAAACTACGCCCATTGTGCGATACCGTTGAAGTGATTGCGCCGACCAAACGAGATTATCAAATTCAAGCAGAATTGATTTTACTTGATGGTTATCGTGAAGATATTGTGAAAACCAAGGCTCGTGATGCAATGCAGTTATATCTTTCAGATAAAACTAAAAAGCTCGGTATGGATATTGTACCGAGTGCCATTATTTCGGTATTGCGTGTTGATGGCGTATATGATGTGAATTTAATTTCACCGACAAAAACAATCATTGCTGAAAATGAATGGGCAAACTGTACTGCATTGCGAATCGAAGTAAAAGAGGAACGCAGTAATGGCTAAGTTAGTGTACCCCGACATCATTGTAAATGACCCTAAATATGTGGCTTTAGCAAATTTGAGCAATCAGTTAGATCATTTAAACCACGCTCAAATTATGACAACGATTGTGGAATTATTAGGTGATGAATTTATTCCACTGTTGGCAGAGAAATGGAGTGTCACAGGCTATGACGGTGAATTTATTGCAGAAGATAACGACTCTAAGCAGGCTCTAATTCGCAATGCGATTGAATTACATCGTAGAAAAGGCACACCTAAGGCAATTCGAGATGTATTACGTTCGCTAGGTTTTGGGGAAATTGAAATAGATGAAGGGCTCAAGGACAGAATTTATGAAAATTCTAATGTCGTCAATATACCAGCAGATGAACGTTGGGCTCATTATGCTATTCGCTTAAGAGAACCTGTCACTAATGATCAAGCAGTAAACATTCGTAAGGTTTTGAGAAATTTTGCTCCCGCAAGATGTTTATTGGCAGTACTTGATTATAAATCTGTACCGATCAGGTATAACAGTAAGGCTCGTTATAACGGCAAATATAACCACGGTTCAAATTAATTCAACAAAGGACAAAAATAGAAATGGCAGGCTTAAACGAAATAGCGAAATGGGAAAGAGAAGTCTATCAAATTGAGGAAGACGATCCTGTGCTTGGTGGTGTGAAAGGAGTGACTAACAAGCCCCTTAAGCATCTTGCTAATCGTACCTTATATTTAAAACAAGTCCTTGAAGCTGCAGGACAAAAACTGATACCTAAAAAACTGACAGCAACCACTCGCAACACCGCTGACAGTACAGGGCATACTCACGAGATTGATCTCGCAAGTACCACAACCAAAGGACTTGTTCAACTCACCAACGACACAGGGCTTGACAGCGAGGTATTAGCACTTACCGCAAAAGCAGGTAAAGCTATTGCTCAGTCTGTGGCACAGTTGCAGGTTAATACTAATAATGCACTAAATCAAAAAGTCAATAAAACGGATATCAGTAACGCTGTCAATTCAACATCTCAAACTACAGTGGCATCGTCACAAGCGGTCAAAACGGCTTATGATTTAGCTAATAGTAAATACACGGCTCAAGATGCCAGCCCAACCCAAAAGGGCTTGGTGCAACTCGCCAATAACTTAACCACCAATGATGCCACAAAGGCGTTGACGGCAGCACAGGGAAAAATCTTAAAAGATGAGATTGATGGGATTGAGATTGGGGGGGCGGAATTTAATTAAAAATTCTCGTCTATTAAACGACACTACCCACTGGAATGTAATTGGTGGAAGGGATGTTAGAAATGGAATCGCAGTTTTAAAAAGTTTAGATACATCGAGCCAATGGTGCTGGAGACAAACTTTTGATTTGCCTGAGAAGCAATATACATTTAGTGCTGAGGTCAAACCCGAAAGAACTGCGTTTTATCTCCATCTATACGATGGGCAGAAATGGGTTAATTTTCATGCAAGAAATTTGACTCCAGGCATATGGCAAAAAATATCGATTACCTTTGTTAGTGCGATAAGAAACATTTCATTCATTAATCCAGGTGAAGGACTTGTAGAATTACAAAATCCTATGCTTGTCGAAGGCAATAGAGCTATGACTTGGGCTCCAGCGCCCGAAGATTTAACCGAAGAAGCGCTTAATAGTGCCCGTCAAAACTATGTTGCCAAAGCTGGGGACACAATGACAGGTCCATTGAATATTAACCACGCGAGTTCGTATCTCAGAGGAAAGAACAACGGCGTTGATGACTGGTTTGTTGGACGAGTCAGAAATAATGATAACGATGTTGCACTGGTATCCTACCAGTATAACACAGGTATACACCTCAAGTCCGACAGAGTTGAATCGAACAAACCTATCTATCGAGGCAATCACCTCGTGTTTGACGAAGGAAATTTGCTTCCCGTTCGACAGATTGATTTGCGTTCTATTGCTAATGGGCAAATATCTTTCCAAGATGCTACGCCTGCGCAGTTACCGCTTGGAGCTTTCGTGGGGCTATCTAAAAAATCTCACTTGAATGGTGCGGGCGATGGCTGGATGATGATTAACAAAGGCTCGCCAGATAACTCAGGAGTATTTGCTTGCAATCGTATTGGTATTTCGGGCGATAGAATACGCTTCCAAACTGCAAATAATCTTAATGCTTGGGGGAATACCATTGAGCTGGCCAATCTCAGTGATTTTATCTATCAAAAAATCGGCAATTTTGAAATTCGCAAATACCCTGATGGGATGATGATTCAAACCTATTTTTATGATGTAAATGATTTGAAAGAATGGGGAGAAAAGCAATTTACTTGGGCTGTCGCTTTTGCTGATAAACCTATGGTGATACCTAAAGTGGAGCATACCTATGGTATAAACAGCGATGTTGGTAGTGCTATTATGAGAAAAAGCACCAATGCTGTTTGTTATTATAAATTATATGAACACAACAGTGAGAATCAAGGTGACTGTCGAGTGCAATTTTTAGGTGTTGGTCGCTGGAAATAGGAGAATACAATGACACTTTATTACAAAAACGGCTTTTATGACGACAGCCACGGCGGCTTTGTACCAGAGGGCGCTTGTGAAATTTCGGCAGAAAGCTACCGCTTGTTACTTGAAGGGCAAGCTCAAGGCAAGCTAATTATTGCCGATGATGAAGGGAATCCGATTTTAAGTGAGCCACCGCCGATACCTATTGAAGAACAACGCCAGAAAATTCGTGACGCCATCAACACCCTACGAGACAAAAAAATCAACGGCGGTGTTTATGTGCCAGCGATTGACAAATGGATTGATACCGATGCCACCGCCGAACGCAATATCTTGTCTGTCAAAGCGACGTTTGATTTATTCGGCGACCAAGAAATTCCGTGGACGTTCGCCGATAATTCGGTGGCAATGATTAACAAAGAGAAGCTACTGGTTATTTGGCAGGTGTTAATGGAAGCCAAGACTGGCAATCACGCTAATGCCTTGAAGCATAAGGCGATGGTGGAGCAAGTAGAAAATCCGCTTGAATATGATTATTCGGATGGGTGGACGCAGACTTATGAGGAATTTGCAGGAGCAGCGAATGAATAAAATCTACCTTGCACTTTACAAAGGCAATGCCAAAAACTGGCAAGCCCGTTTGGAAGATTGGCTGATTCGCAAAGCAACCAAAGGGCAATACTCGCATTGTGAGATTGCAATACATAAAAGTCGAATTTTCGACCATTATCATCAAGAAGAGTGGTTTGAGTGTTATAGCTCAAGCCCTCGTGATGGTGGTGTGCGTTGCAAAATTATCAACGTATCTGACCGCTCTAAGTGGGATTTGGTTGAGCTACCAAATGTGACAGAAGCACAAGTGAAAGCCTATTTTGAGCAGACCAAAGGCAAGAAATATGACCTTTGGGGAGCGTTGGGTGTAGTGCTTGGATTTAAGCAACGTGGAGAACGGTTCTTTTGCTCTGAATGGTGCTTTAATGCGATGTTTAATAGTGAGCAGGGCTGGCGATTTAGTCCGAATCAGTTGGCTGTGATTTTAAATAAAAAGGAGATGTTGCGATAATGGAAAAAGAGCAAAATACCGGCAAGCAAGCAAGCAAGCAAGCAAGCAAGCAAGCAAGCAAGCAAAAGTGTAGCCTACTTTAAACAGGCTCCGCTACCATTTATTGGGCAAAAAAGAATGTTTTTACAGCATTTTGGGAAACTACTTGAGAATATCCCAAATGATGGCGAAGGCTGGACGATTGTAGATGTGTTTGGAGGCAGTGGTTTGCTTAGCCACGTAACCAAGCGGTTAAAACCCAAAGCAACGGTTATTTATAACGACTTCGATGGTTACGCAGAGCGATTGGCACATATTGATGATATTAACCGCTTACGCCGACTTATTTATCCATTGCTTGCTGCTTGTGAAAAACGGAAGAAAGTACCGAATGACGTAAAAGCCCAAATCATTGAGGTAATTAAAAACTTTGACGGCTATATCAATGAACATATCTTATGTTCGTGGTTATGTTTCAGTGGTCAGCAAGTTGCAACACTAGACGAGCTGTTCAAAGAAGATTTTTGGCATTGCATTCGCCAATCGGATTACTCAAGTGCGGACGGATATTTAGACGATATTGAAGTGGTTAGCGAAAGTTTTTACACGTTACTGCCAAAATATCAAAATGACCCGAAAGCGTTGTTTGTGTTAGACCCACCATATCTTTGCACTCATCAGGCAAGTTACAAACAGGCAACTTATTTTGATTTAGTGGATTTCTTGCGGTTAATTCATCTAACCAGACCGCCTTTTGTGTTCTTCAGTTCAACCAAAAGCGAGTTTGTGCGTTATGTGGACGCTATGATTGAAGATAAATGGGATAACTGGCAGGCGTTCCAAGACTACGAGCGTATTGTTGTAAATACTTCGACGAGCTATTCAGGCAAGTATGAAGATAATATGGTGTATAAGTTCTAAAAATAACGCCCTTTAAAATTAGTTTAAAGGGCGTTTAAATTTAATCTAATTCAGATAATAAACAATAAAACGGCGGTGCTGATGGGGCAAGGGTTGATGTAAATTGTACAACGCTATCTTTGCGACCATCTTCAATAAAACGAATATCTAAGAATGCAAGGTTATACACAAAGGTTTGTCCCCGTCCGTTTGGTCAGGTATATTGCGATCCGTCAATGGTAAAACGTTGTTCTTCTCTTACCGCAACTAAGGCTAACTCTAACATCATTTCTTGCTCAGTTCTCATTTTGAAGGTTGTCAT